CCTTTGATAATTAGGGTATCAGTCAACCCCTGCCAACCGCAAACGCACTTGGATATCATATACCTCCCTCCATCTCAATGAGCTTCTGTAGGTAGACTGCAAGGTCTAGAGCTTCCTCCTGAGCGTGTATGAGCCATTCCAGCTTGGATAGTGGGGCAGTTTCCATTGTCACCCCATACTTTTCCTTGCCTACCTCAGCTCTGAATTGTATCTTCTTACAGACCTCGTCCTCTATTCTACTCATACTCGTTCCTCCATACCTTGTTTATATAGTCAAAAATACCTCTTTGGTACAGCTTCCCCTGATGCCTTCTTCACGTCCCATTCCAAGGCCTCGTATATCCTAGTGAGCTTCTTTCTGATGAACTTCTCCACACACAAGTCGTAGTCTATGTGATACCCCTCAATCTCATCCGAGCTCCTGAATCCCACCACTGGGCTGTGTGGCTTGTCCTCTGGGGTAGCTTTGACGTATAACCATTGTAGGCTGTCACCCACTCTGAATGGCTCTTTTGGATTGATATGCTGATTGTAATACATAGCCGCCCTAGCTGGCATGGGTGGGGTCTTCTGATACTCCTTCTGACCCCATCTACCGTATGGCGCTAACTCCTCTGCGCTCCTCTCCCCTCTCAGAACCGACAAGGCTATTGGTCTAACGAAATCAGTGACCTCCCCTTCCTCAGAGCCAGTCCCTATCATCTGGAATATGTTGCCTTGTATCTCCTTGGTCACAGGAGAAACGCTTGAGGCCTTGAACGAGAAGCCCGTCACCTTGAGGTGACCTTCCTTCTCTGGTGGCCAGACCATTATGCCGAAGTTCTGATTCTTCACACCGGCAGTGAGCCAGTAGTCGAAGTATGCCTCAAGCTCTATCTCCATGTTTGGTAAGTCGTACTTCTTCTGGATGTAGGAGTTGAGGTTGTCCAAGTGCCCCTCAATCTCATCAAATGGAATCTGAATGTAGCCTGAGTCTGTGTGACCAGCTAATGCGGTGTAGCCCACGTCGTCGCTTCTGTCGAGCAGAGTGCGAATGCACTGCCTGCCGTAGTATGTGATGGTCGCGCCGATATCAGGGTCAATCCAACCACCAGCGACGGACTTCTGGGATACGTAGCCATATGTGGCGTTCGTGGCGACCTTGACTGCCGTCTGCATCATGTCGTACTGTAGCTTCTCCTCATCAGTCTCAGCCTCCTTGAGGAGCCTCTTGTATTTGGCTCTCAGTTCCAGCATGCCCTTGAGTATGGAAGGAATGACTCCTATCTCCCTAGTATCCCAGTGAGTGCCGTTCGGCACGCTTCTGGTGCCATCCCCGCCTGCACTCTTCTTCGTCGTCAGACAAAGGTTAGCGTCGACGAAGATAGTGGGATACATCGACTTGAAGTCTATGCAAGCCACGCTCTCATGCCTACCGGGCACTGTGTCGGGCACCGTTGCTGCTTGGTAGTCCTGTCTCGTAGCGGTCCTCGTTGTAACTGCCTTCAGGTCAGTGGCTCGGGATATCAGCCCACGGAAGTACCTCGATACGTTGCACGTGCTCTTGAATGGCACACCGCAGTGCTTCTGCATGGCTAAGTGATACGGGATGACGTTGATTCTCTCTGATGCCCTTCTCAAAAGTGTGGTGTCCCGTAGGCAGTAGTCGACAAACTCATCGAAGTTATCCAACCACCAAGTGAACACATCTGCATCCATCTTGGAGCCCTCATCGCCGAACTCCTTGTCCAGCTCCATGTCCTCAGCGATGGTAGCCAGTTTCCTGTTCCTGAACTGGCCACGTCCGCTCTTCTGCCAAAGCGCCTCCAACCCAGCACCAGTAGACCACTCCTGTGCTGTATCGTATACTAGCCTGCCAAGCACTGGCTGTGAGTTCTCACGATATCCCTTCTTGCCTTTTCTCATTACTTGGCGCAATGGGCTCAGCTCGTCACCCTTCCCATACACATCGAGTCTCTCAATCAGCTTAGGTAAGTCTGCCCATAGCAGTGCATGGGCGATTAGTATGTCTGGGTCGCAACTGTGTAGATGGTCTAACATAGCGACCAGCATCTCCTCCTCACTGGGGTATAGGTAACGCATGTACCCGCCCTCCTTCTCAATGAAGTCAATTTGAAGCTCCTGATTGTGCCTCCAAGCGAATACCACGGGGTGCTCTGCGAGAGTATCGTCAATGGCTATCATTGTAATCTCTTTCTCGTTCATCGTCCCATCAGGTTGCCACTCCATATCGAAGTACCATATCCTTGGATGGAAGTCAGGGATATCTGCCGCTACTGGATACAGGTGCCTCATTACCTGCTCCTCGTAAGTGATGTCACCTTCGTAGGTCTGTAGCTCCCTCTTGATGTCGTGTATGTCCGACGGGTTCGCCAAGTCTAGCCTGTGTAGCTTGACTCTCGTGTTGAATCTGCTAGCCACTATACCAGTGGCCTCTATGGTGTCCCTGACTCTGATGCCGGGGTATCTAGCCGTGACTCTGCTGAGCCTTCTGTGATTTGTGTTCTGTGGAATCCAGCAATGGGGCGGGATGTAGGAGGGGTCGTCATCATTGGCATCTATGGTATGAACCACTAACTGCCCATCCTTCCCCCTGTACCTAGTGTATATCGATGGTCTGCCGACTCCCTCCCATTCGTTATTAGGGTAGTAGTAGTCGACAATCACGAGAATCACATCATTTGGTCTATTATGACTAACAGTCTCTGCACGCTCTCGTTAGTCTGTCTGATAATGATAGCACACTGGTCCCCGAAGTGTATCTTGGATTTCATATTGGCATCCACTAGAGAGAGGCATGGTAGTAACCAAGGCCCGAAGTTGGACTCAATTGTGTGATTGGGCCCATCGACGTCCTCAAGCTGACTCACTGCGAACATTCTCGTGTCATGCTGCTTGCCGACTGAGACTGATATCTCGGAGTCATTGGCGCTAATTGTGTAATCAGCGTTCTTACTGACCAAGTTGGTCAAACCAGACAGCCTGAGAACCTCAGTCAGCTTGGTTGTAGCTGATAGAGTATGCACGTTGTCCCCGAAGGTTCGCCAGTCATCCTCACCTGCCGCTTCTATCAGCCTCTCGTAGTTACTCACAATCTTGTCGCTTAGAATGTCCATGACGGGTATAGTCATCTTCAGATTACCATTGATGATGTAGAGAGTCTTCCCTCCATCGGCCTGTCGCATCGTCACTTCCCCATCGCACTTCTTCAAGAAAGCGTTAACCTTGGACAAGTCGCTTACGCTAATCCTCCCCGGCTTCACCTTGACTCCCGGATACTGTTGGAACATCTTGTAGAAGTACGTCTGGTATGCCACAGCGTAACCCAGACAAACTGGGTTGTCGTAGACAATCAGGGATAGGTCATTGACGTTGTTCTGAAACTGTCCCAAGTGCTTTTGCCACTCTCTCTTAGGGAGGGTAATCTGTGCCACGCAATCACTCTAACCTTTCCAACTCAGGTAGTCCCATGAACTTCGGTGGTTTACCGTGCTGTGTGACTAGAGTAGTCATGCTCTGCCCTTGTAGGGTCGAGTCGGTCTTGCTCTTGGTGAAGGTGGCTGTGTACTTCTCGCCAGTCATCTCACCCTCGTCATCAGTGGTTACTTCCCTACGACAGTGCACTATCTGGTACATGTACCCAGCACTGCTCTTCTCCCAAGCTGGAGCGCCATCGGTCTTCGATACCTTCCCATCCTTGTAGACGTCCTTCATGTGGGTCTCCCAGAACACTCGTGTGCCCCTCTTGACCAGAGCCCTGCACATTGCAGTGAGCTGGTGGAACCTAGCCACTCTCACGGCCCAGTCCCATTGCGACTGGACTCGGGTGTTGTCTCCAGCTCCTCTGTTGTCCGCTGCTTCTATGCCGTCCTTACTGAGTCCCAAATCCGCGATTCGCATACAGTTCGTCGCTACGGCGTCCCACTGGTCAATCCCGCTGATTAGGACGCCCCATAGGTTGTCCGTCTCCTCGAGGGCTACCTTCATGATATTGATGACCCTGTCATGCGTATCTGGGTAGTTGTAGGCGCTTCTACCGCCTTCCATGTATACCCATGGCTCCCAGCACTTGATGTTCTCGTTCTCCGAGTAGTAAGCTGACTTGGTGGCTGAACCACCTGAGTCGAAGTCAATGACCCAGAACTTCTTCGGCTCCATGCCATCGTTGTTCGGGTGAGCTGCGAAATCATTGCAGTACTTCTGGTAGTAGTCGAAGATGATAGCACTCTTACCTGTGTTCTCCTTCCCCACCACTGCCATGAATATGTGGGTCTTGGGCTTGTTTGAGTTTACATCGCTCATCTCAGCCCTGATGTCCTTCAACGGGTCGTTGGTAGACGCTTGTTGCTGCATTGGTGCGCTAGCCCCCTCAAGGGCCTTCGCTTGTCCGAATCCTGCCATTACTGCTCGCCCCCGTCAGCCTGAGTCCCATCCTCCGGGACCTGTCGCTGAACGAGGCCTAGTTCCATCATGTCCCTCAGTAACTGGTCCATCGAGGACCTCACTGTGTTCACGAAGGTCTCTAGCAGTCTGATTGACATCAGCCTGTTGTCGGCCAGCTTCTTTATCTCCTGCGCATTGACCATCAGTTGGTTGTACTGCGCCTTCAACTGGCTTATCTCCTCGTTCGCTTGCTCTAGCTCGTTCTCTACTTGTTTCTTTGTCTTACTCAACTTCTCACCTCCTAATTGAACTGGTCAGAGCCGGTGTCCCCTCCACCGGCCTGCCTCCATGCCTTCTTGGCATCTGTGTAGATACCTTGAACTGAAATCGATGGGTAGCTCTCCCCTTGGTCTCTCTTCATAGCGAGTCTGCCATGCACCATGACGCCCGTCCTCTGGCCGTATCCCCATAACTCGTCATCGACGTCTCTGAAGTGGAATGGGTGCGCTAGATTCACAACATCTTCATCAATCCATCCTGCTATCT